GAACAAAAACAGAAAACATTACGCTTGGAAAGTGGCTGACTCTTTCACCTTCCCACGTTGGAGGACTTCCATGTCAGGTTGCACTCAAAAAAACCGTAGGTCACGAAAAGCGCCCGCGCCGGCCAAGGGCGTGGAATTTTCCTGGATCGCCGCCGATCTGCGGCCGCTGGCCGAACCGCTGGACAGGCTGGTTCCAAACGAGAAAAACGCCCGCCGGCACAACGAGGCCAACGTGGCCGCCATCGCCGCCAGCCTCCGCCAGTTCGGCCAGCGGAAGCCGATCGTGGTCAACCGCCGCGGCGGTTTGATCGAGGCGGGCAACGCCGTTTACGAGGCTGCCCGCTCGATCGGTTGGACGCACCTGGCCGTGGTTTGGGTCGAGGACGATCCGACATCGGCCGCCGGGTTCGCACTGGCCGACAACCGCACTGCCGAACTGGCGGCGTGGAACGAGGCCATTCTGGCGGAGCTGATCGTCGATCTCGAACGGGATTGCCCCGCGCTGTACGAGGGCCTGTTGTTGCGCGATCTCCGCGCCAGCCTGATGGATGGCCAAGGCGTGGCGGAGGGCCTATGCGATCCCGACGAGGCGCCGGAACCGCCCGACGAACCGATCACCCGGCCCGGCGATCTCTGGATTCTTGGCGATCACCGGCTGTTGTGCGGCGATAGCGCGAAGGCCGAGGACGTCGATCGGCTGCTCGGCGGTGCCACGGTCCAGCTCGTAAACACCGATCCGCCCTACAACGTCGCCGTGCAGCCGCGCAGCGGAACGGCGATCGCGGCGGGCAACAGCTCTTTCGGCCGACGTGGAGCGAAGAGCGGCAAGCGAGTGGCCGCGAAAGACCGCCCGATCGACAACGACGCCCTTCCGGCCGAGGAGTTCATTCGCCAATTGCGGCTATGGTTTGGCAACGCCGCCCGCGCGCTGGAGCCCGGCCGTTCGTTTTATTTCTGTGGCGGCTATGCAAACTGCGCCAATTACCCGCAAGCGCTAAAGGATTGCGGGCTGCGGTTCTCGCAGGCCGTCATCTGGGTCAAGGAACATCCAGTAGTCAGTCGCAAAGACTTCATGGGCAACCACGAATGGTGCTTCTACGGTTGGCGCGAGGGCGCCGGCCACAAGTTTTATGGACCGAAAAACGCGACCGACGTCTGGAGCGTCAAAAAGGTCGCCTCGCAAAAGATGGTTCACCTCACCGAGAAGCCGGTAGAGCTAGCGGTCCGGGCGATTCAATACTCGTCCCGCCCGGGCGAGAATGTTTTGGACCTGTTCGGCGGCAGCGGCTCGACTTTGATCGCCGCCCAACAGACCGCGCGTCGGGCCTTCCTGATGGAACTGGACGCCCTGTATTGCGACGTGATCGTCGAGCGTTGGCGGCAGTTCACCGGCCGGAACCCGGAAAGGAAGGCGGCGGGGTGATATTTCGCGCGAAATAATCCGCAACAAAACCCCTCGACCGGCATGGCGGGCTTCCGAGGAATTTGGCGAATCCGGGGCCGGAAGGCCGGATTTTTCTTGAAATCGGGCCGCGCGGGGCGGTACGTTGAGCGGGTTATGCCGACCCCGTCCGAACAATTCGCGGCCCTACGCGCCGCTTACGATGAGAACGCCTCTTACCTCGAGGACGGCTCGGCGGCGAAGGCCCGCGCGTTCATCACCGCCTGCCGCAGGGTGTTGATGCATTTGCCGAAGCGAGTCAATGCGGGCGGCGGCGGCGGCGAGGAGGTCGAAATGGAAGTCCGCGTCCTCCAGGACCAGATCGCCGACGCCCAGGCGTTTCTGACCCAGAGCAATCTTGCATCCGCGCCCAAAAGGCATTTTTCGCTGGAAAACTTCCGCGACTGACATGGCAAGAGAACGAACCAATCTCGCCGAACGATTCGCCGACATGCGGGCGGACTACACGGCCGCCAAGTATAGCCGATTCCGCCGCCGGCGGACCGGGCTGGCGCCGATGGGCAGCGGCGCGGACTATCACTACCGGAGCGAGGCGGACTATTTGCGGATCATGGAGTACGCCCGCGACATGGACCGCAACGACTGCGTCGTCGGGCAGACGATCGACCGCGCGGTGGCAAACGAGATTCAAGACGGGTTCACGCTTATTCCTCTTACAGGCGATCCGGCGATCGACCGAGACCTGGCCGCCCGCTGGTACGACTGGGCGAACGATCCCGAACAGTGCGACTGGGACGGGCAGATGTCCTGGTGGGCGATGGAGCAGGCCGTCTCGCGGGCTGTGAAGGTCGACGGCGACATCCTGGGCCTGATGTCCACGGCCGGCTCGCTCCAACTGGTCGAGGGGCATCGGCTGCGCACGCCCACCTACAGCAAGAAAAACAACATCGTCCACGGCGTCGAGTATCTGGTTGCCCGGACCGCCGACGGCAAGCCGCTTTCGACGCGCCGGCCGCATCGCTATTGGCTCACCTCCGACGACGTGGGGACCGGGCAAGCGACGCTGAAGCTCGCCGACTTCCGCGCCGTCGACGCCCAAGGCGAAGACGGCGGCCGCCAGGTGTTCCACGTCAAAAACGCCAAGCGCGTGTCACAGAGCCGAGGCATTTCCGCGCTGACGCCGATCTTCGACGTGGCCGGAATGTTCGACGACATCCAGTTCGCCACCCTCGTCCAGCGGCAAATCGTTTCGGCGTTCGTCATCTTCAAAGAATACAGCGAGAAGTATCAAGAGTTGGTCTCGCAAGCGTTGGCGTCCGGTCAGCCGTTGCCGGTCGAGGAAGCGCCGGACGGGACGACCCGGGCCATCGAGGGACTAGGACCGGGGCGAATACTCGAAGGCCGGCCGGGACAGAAGTTTCATCTCGATTCGCCCAACGTGCCGAACCCCGAGTTTTTCCCACACATGAAGCTGGTCTTGACGTTGATCGGCGTCAATCTCGGCCTGCCGCTGGTGATGGTGCTGATGGACGCCAGCGAGACGAACTTCTCGGGTTGGAAGGGCGCGCTCGATCAGGCCCAGCGGGGATTCAAGAATAACCAGCGCCGCTTGGCGGAGTGCTGGCATCGACCAATCTATCGTTGGTTACTTCGCCGCTGGCTCTCCGAGGACGCCGCATTGCGACGCGCCTCGGAGCGGGAGGACATCGCCATTTACGATCACCGCTGGAATCCGCCGGCGTGGCCCTACAGCATCCAGCCCGTGCAGGACGCCACGGCCGATCTGATCAGAACGCGCAACGGCCTGACCTCCGAGCGGCGGCGCTGCGCCGAGCGCGGCATGGAATGGGGAGACGTCTCGACGGAAATCGTCGAGGACAACGGCGAACTAATTAAAAAAGCGATTCTGATGGCCGAGGCGATCAACAAGGAATATCCCGGCCACAACATCACCTGGCAGCAGGTCGCCTGCCGGCCGATGGCCGAGGGCGTGCAGATCGGGATCAACGCAGGAGAACCGGCCGACCAGGGGCAAGACGACGGCGGCTCGCGCCGGAAGGAGCAAACCAATGCCGCAGCTTAAGCAGTCGTCCCAGAGTCGAGGGTTTTCCATGCGGGCCGAGGCCGGCCGCGCGGAAATCTTCCTCTACGACGTCATCGATCCCTGGTACGGAATCAGCGCCAAGCAGTTTCAGCAGGATTTGAAGGCGCTCGGCGAGGTGGCCGAAATCGACCTGCGGATCAACAGTCCTGGCGGTAACATTTTCGAGGGCACCGCGATCCACAGCATCCTCAAGCGCCACCCGGCGAAGGTGACGGCGCACGTCGACGGCGTGGCCGCCTCGATGGCCTCCGTGGTGGCGATGGCCGCCGACGAGATCGTCATGGCCGCCGGCTCCTACATGATGATCCATAATCCGCTTGGCGGCGTATACGGCGAGGCGGACGATCTGCGCGAGTACGCCGACCTGCTGGACAAGGCCAAGTCGCAGATTGTGGGCCTTTACGCCGCGCGGACCAAGCGGGCCGACGACGAGATCGAACGGCTTATGGACGACGAAACCTGGTTCACGCCCGACGAGGCGGTCGCCGCCGGATTCGCGGACCGAACCTCCGCCGAGATCGCTATGGCCGCCTCGATCGCCGTGTCCCATTTCAAAAACGTTCCCCCGAACCTCCGAGGAGAAGCTCGAATGAGCCAAGATCCGAACGCCAACGCCAACACTCCCACACCTCCCCAGCCGGCCGGCTACGCCGATCTCAAGGCCGCGCTGCCGGGGGCCGACGCCGCTTTCATCTGCTCGCAGATGGAGGCCAACGCGACGGCCGCCCAGGCCCAGACCGCATGGATGGCCGAACAGAATCGCCGCCTTGAAGCGGCCAACAAGCAAGCCGAGGACGCCAAGAAGAAGGCCGACGAGGCCGAGGCGAAGGCCGCGGCCAAGAAGTCGGGCGTCGAGCCGCTTGGCAGCGGTTCGGCCGGCAAGGAGCCGCCAGAAGGCGGAGACCCGGTCGCCCGATTCAACGAGTTGGTGGCCGCCAAGATCGCCGCCGGCAAGAAGAAGGCCAAGGCCGTCTCCGACGTGATCGACGAGAACCCGGACCTCCACGAAGAGTATCTGGCCGCCTGCAACGCGGGCAAGAAATAGTGGTCAGTGGCCGGTGGCCAGTGGCCGGTGAATTCCGAACCCCAAACCAAGAGAGATTTCCCATGTATAGCGAAGGCCCAACCAAAACGTTCGTCGCCTCCGGCGCGCTGGCCCAGTACCGCCGCGTCCGGCTCGACGAGAACGGACAGCTTGCTTACGCCGGCGCCGCCGACACCGATTGCATCGGCATCACCGCGCGGCCCGCGTTTGCCAAGGGCGACCTGGTCGCCGTCTGGCTGTTGTCCGCGCAGGGCAGCTTTCCCGTGATCGCCGCCGCGGCGACGACCGCTCGAACCCTTTACGCAGCGGCCAATGGCAAGGTCGACGACAGCGGCACCGTGCTGCACGGCACGGCCCTGGGTGAGACGGGCCTAGCCGGGGCCGCCGACGATCAGCTCGAGGCCATCGTCTCGCCCGCGGCGATCCTCGGCGCCATCGCCCGCTCCGCGCTGGTGCAGGACGACTTACAGCCCTACCCGGTTCCGGTCGCCCAGCTCCGCGTCTGGGACGCGCCGAGTACCGTGGCGGTGGCCGCCTCGGCCGCGAACGATGACCTGGCCGTGGTCTACAACACGTTCTTGACCGCAGGCCCGACCGTCGAGACCGGCGACCTTAAGAACGCCGGCGCGACCACGCGAAAGGTCGGCTTCGAGTTCGTCGTGCCCCCGGAGTACGTCGCCGGCCAAACGATCACCCTGCGGGCCAACGCCGGCATGAAGACTACCGTGGCCAGCACGTCGGCCACGATCGATTTCCAAGTGGCCCGCCGCGCCGCTCCGACCGTGGATGTCTGCGCGACTGCCGCGCAGTCGATCAATAGCCTGGATGCGGCCGACAAGGACTTCACGATCACGCCGACTGCCGTGGTCCCCGGCGACATCCTCGATGTCGTCTGTTCGGTGGCCGTAAGCGACACCGCCACCGAGACGGCCGTGATCGGCCAGATCAACAGCATCGTTTTGCTCTTGGACATCAAGGGCTAAACCAAAAGTGGCTGGTGGCTAGTGACTAGTGGCTAGCCATCGGCTTCCAACCAATCACTAGCCACTAACCACTCGCCACTAACCACTATTTGAGGATACGAAAATGCCTTCGCCCGCAAGCTCCAACGCCGTTTTGCGGCCCGACCTGGGCCTGGCCGTCCAGGAATACGACGCCCTGGCCGACGTCAACGGGTTCATCGGCCCGCGCGTCCTGCCCGTGTTCGAGAGCGCGCTGCAGAACGCCCAGTTCGCGCGCATCCCGATCGAGGCCCTGCTCCAAAACCCGGAAGTCGCCCGCGCTCCGGGCGCTGCCTACAATCGGGGCGACTGGAAGTACGAAAAAGACAACTTCGCCACCGTCGAGTACGGCTGGGAGGAGCCGGTCGACGACCGGGAGAGCCGCATCCTCGCACGGTACTTCGACAGCGAAGTCATCGCCGCGCAGCGCGCCCAGAGCTTCGTGCTGCGGGCCGCCGAGATGCGGATCGCCGCCGCGCTGTTCAACGAGGCGACGTTTTCGGCGACGGCCGTCACCAACGAGTGGGACGACGCCGCCAACGCCGAGCCGATCGACGACGTGGAGGCGGCGGTGCGCCGCGTGTGGGCCAGGTGCGGTCTGTGGCCGAACGCCCTGGTGATCGACCGCTCGGTCTTCCGCAACCTGCGGAACTGCGAGCAAATCGTCGAGCGGATCAACAGCCAAGGCGCCGGCAATCGGACGTTGCCGAGGGACATCACCGCCCAGATGTTGGCCACGGTGTTCGATCTCGACGAGGTGATCGTGGCGGGCAGCCCCACCGGCAACGCGGTGAAAAACACGGCCAACGAGGCGAAGTCCGTCTCGATCTCGCCGATCTGGTCGGGCGAATACGCGATGGTCGCGCGGATCGCACGAACCTCCGACCTGCGCGAGCCGTGCCTCGGCCGGACGATCCACTGGGGCGAGGACGGCAGTCAGATCGGCGGCACCTTCGAGAGCTACTACTCGGACGAACGGCGCAGCAACATCGTCCGCTGCCGCCACGACGTCCACGAGAAGCTGCTCTATACCGAAGCCGCGGACCTGCTGAGCAACATCACGACCTGAGCCGATGGGAACGCTGGCCGGCCTATTGTTTGAGGAGTTCGGTTTGCCCGTGCTCCAGGAGTGCGTCGGCCAGTCCGCCGCCGCATACCTCACGCCGCGTGGCGGTCCGCGAGCCGGCCCGTTCGACGTGATTGTGGAAAACGTAACCACCCAGCGCGAGGACGGCGACGGCCGGACGCTGGAACACGTGTTGATCGCCAGGTTTCCGATTCAGGACGGCTTGCCGTTCTGGTCGGGCGCGAATCTGGTGGGTCTCGCCGTGGAAATCCGCGGCGAGGCCTGGGCGTGCAAACTGGTCGAGAACCTGAGCGACTCGCTGGCCACCGTCCGGTTGACGCGCCGGGCGACCAGCGAAGTCGCCAGACCGGGTTACCGGAGGCAATGACATGGCGACCGTCAAGGAAATGCTCGCGGACATCGCCGCCGCCCAAAACGAGCAGCTCGAGCGATGCACGACCTGCCGGGCCGAACTCGAAAAGCACGGAAAAACGCTATATGGGAATGGCAAGCTCGGGCTGGTCGGCAAGATGGCCATCGTGTTCTGGGTGTTGGGTCTGGTCGGCACCGCGGCGGCGATCGCGTTGGCCGACATCGTCAAAACCGCCGTATGTCAGTGAGGTACAACGATGGCCGTCACTCCCGCCGGATCGCTGAGCCTCGCCCAAGAGCATCTCCGCGTGATGTTGGCGGATTCGACGACGTTTCGCCAGTTGGTCGAGGCCTCGGATCGCACGTCCGCGCTAGTCCATTTGTACCACGAGGGCCTGCCGGCGCCGGCCGCCGGCACGGAACACACCCCCGAGGAACACGAGGCGGAGCGGCCCTGGGGAATCGGCTACACCGAAGACCGTAATGGGTTCCGCCGACGCGCGGTCTCGACTGGCGGGTTCCGCAGCGGCGGTCGGCTCAAACTACGGTTGTGTCGCACCTGCCCAGAGCTTATTGGCGACGAACCCACCAGCGAGGCGAATCTCCAATGGAAAAACATCATCGGCGGGATCATCGCCGATCTGTGCAACATGGCGATCGAGGGCGACCCGGACCATTTGGTGTTCGAGGAGATTTCGCTGGATTTCGGCCCGTTCTGCAGCGCGCCCGAGCTGGCCGTCACCCAGGGCGTCTGGCAGGGCGCCGAGCTGGGCGTCGCGTGGGGAGGGCAGTAATGTATGCCGCTCATTCAGGTCAAAGTTCGCCACGAAGGCGCCGTGCCCGGCTCGATGAACCTGAGCCGAGGCGCTTTCGACAACTGCCTAAAAGAGGCCTGGTTCGAGACGGGCAAGTTCTGGCACACGGCCCTGCGCCCAAAGCACTTCACGAAGTCGGGGGCCAGGGAATACGGCTACCTGCCCCGCAAGGGCGAGGAATCGGGCGCCGGCCGATCGTTTTGGAAAAGCTACACGGGACGGAAGCAAAAAAAGTTCGGCCACACGTTGCCGCTGGTTTTTACGGGCGAGCTGCGGGAGATGTCCGGAACGGCGAACATCCAGCCGACGGCCAAGGGCGTTCGCGTCGCGCTATCGCGGGCCAACAAGGCCAACTGGCACAACCCGCACAGCCAGATCGACATGCGCGAGGAGCTGACCCGCGTCAGCGACGCGGAGGCCCGGCTGCTGGCGGAGGTGCCCGACGAGGCCATGCAGAAGATGCTCGATCACATCAACGCGCATTACCAGACCAACCCCACGCCCACGACCTCGGTTGCTGGGTTTTTCCACGGAGATTGACATGAAAGAAATCAAGTTCGACGACAAAATCCGCGTCGGCGCGCGGGACATCACGTCCGATGCCACCTACGAGAACGAGGGGCTGATCGACATCAACGTCGATCTGCCGGCCGGGTTGGCCGCGGAGATCGCCACGAAAACCGACGGCGACACCTGCACGATCACCCTGCCCAGCGGCCACGGCCTGACCGATGGCGATTACGACGTCCACTGGGGCGCCGACAGCGTCCACTACGGCGCGGCTGGCACGATCGTCGCCAACGAGCTTTCGTTGGACGGCGGCGATGGCGACGATTTCCCCGCCGGCGGCGAGGACGTCGTCGTGTCGAAGCGCACGGTCATCGTCATGCCGCTTTCGGGCGACCTGCTGACGGCGATCGCCGTGCATTGCACGCGGCGCGCGCACGTCGAATTCCTCAGCGGCGCGGCCGCGTCCATCAAGGCCCTAAAACTCGCGGCAGGCGCGGCGCGGCGTTGGGCCGCCGACCTGGGGTTTGACTCGACGAACCCGCTTGCCGCCGCGACCGTGGCCACCGTGGCCGCCTCCTGCGGCGACGCCGAGGAGGCCGGCAATCTGAGCATCCCTGCGATTTACGACGCTGTTTCATAATCCAGAAACCTCAGCCCAGAAAAATCATGCCGCCCCTTTCTCCGAATCCGACATTACATTTTCTCGCGCCGATCTCGATCGGATCGGCGAACATCGGCGGGATCACCGCCGTGGACAACGGCATCGACAACGAGATCCGCGACGAGCCGGCCAGCGGCGAGCTGACGGCTCGCATCCAGGCGTTGGTGGCGCAGGGGTTTCGGCCCACGTTCACGACGCGGGAGATCGCCGCGGCGCTGGCCGCCACCGGCACGATCAGTTGCTCGCTGGCCGCCTCGCCGTTGAAAACTTTCGCCCAGGCCGGCGACGACGACGGCCGGCGGGCCGCGACCGGACACGTCCAGTTTCACTATCAGCACGGCATCCTCGTGCCCCAGTCGCTGGATTGCAGTCACCAAGGCGACTGCTCCATCTCCTACCAGGCGATCGTCACGTGGGACGGCACGCACGATCCGCTGGTGATCTCCACGAGCGCCAGCCTGCCGGCGATCTCCGCCGCGTCGCTCTGGACTCTGAAATCGGCCACGCTTGGCGGCGTGTCGATCCCGCAGTTGCAGAACGTGCAAATTCAATTCGGCGTCCGCGCCCAGGGCGAGGGGGCCGACAGCGACATTTGGGCCACCATCGCGTCGATCGCCGCGGTCCAGCCGGTCGTGACCGTCACGGCGTCGAAGATCGCCGCCCTGCTGCCGGTGATCGGCGCGACAGGCACGGTTTCCGTCACCTTCCGCGAGCGGGCCGACGGCGGCACGTTCAGCGGCCGCGAGCTGACCCTCAGCGGCAGCGGCATGGCCGTTTTTTCCAAGCCGTTTGGCGCCAACGGCGGCCGACACGGCGACAACTCGATCGAGGCGCGTTTGAAATACGACGGCACGCACGATCCGCTGGTCGTCACCACGAGCTGGTAGGAGGCGCCATGTCCGGTTTTTTATATTACCTGCCCGGCCGGCAGCCCGGGCCGTCGGCGCGCGAGGTCCAAGTCGCCGGATTGTCCTACGCGCTCGATGGGCCGATCTCCACGGTCAACGTCCGCGGCGGGCCGGACGGCGGCGACGGCACGCTCGTGGCGCTGGCCTCGGCCGTGCCGCCCGAGCGGCTCCGCTTCCAGGCCGACGCCCAAACCTGGAGAAAACAAAGCAACCAGGATCATGCGCTATGGGTCGGACTCCATAAAGACCCAGCCCTGATCCCCGATCCACAGTCCCTCGCCCGGCCGAAGCAACTGGCCGGCCACGAGGTGCTGCTGGGCGACGAGCGCCCGTGGCTCGTGCCCGTGGCCCGAGGCTGGATCGAGGAGGACGGCGACCTACGCTGGTATCAGGCCCTGCCGCAGCGGAGCGTACTCTCGGACGACGGCCGCTGGCAGGCCGGCGGCGTGGTGGCCCGCTTCGCGCCGCTGTGGGATCTGGCCGTCCGCTACGAGGAGGCGCGGCGGCTGGCGTTTCTCGGCGTCGAGGCGTCCGAGGACCAGAACGTGCAAGTCGCGTTCGACTTCGACGGCATCCACCAGGCGGCCGTCGAGGCCTTGCAATTCAACTACCGGATCGGACCAGCCGAGGCGGACCTGCTGGGGCTTTTGACCTGGGATATTTCGCGCGAAATACTCGAGGCCGTGATCGACGTGCCGACCCGGATCGACTGGTTCAAAAAAAAACAATCGGGCGCGCGGGCCGCTGGCTCGAATACCGCCGATGGGCCTCCGGCCGCGCCCCCGGCTATCGACCCACCTGCACCGACCTCTGGGCGCTGAGCCGCGGCCTGGGCGACGCCGACCCTTTCGTTCCCGTCATGTTCGTCCGATCGTAAGGAAACCTCCCCATGTCGCGCGTCGTCGTCGAGATGTCCGCCGAGGACGCCAAGCTGCACGCGGCCATCTCGCGCGCGGTCGCGGACCACGCGAAGCACGAAAGCGGCATCGGCAAGGTGGCCGAGGCCTCGCGCCGGGCGGCCAAGGAGGAGGAGCAGCTCGCCAGGGAGGCCAAGAAGGTTTACGAAGGCACGCGGACACCGATGGAGCAGCACCAGGCCCGGCTCCAGCGGCTGGCCGAGATGGTGCAAAAAGGGAAGATCGATCAGGAGACCTACGGACGGGCGGCCAGCGAGTCGTACAGCAAGATGGACGCCGCCCTGCAAAAGACCAGGGACAGCGCCCAGCAGACGGGCGAGAAGCTCGATCAGGCCGGCAAGTCGGGAATCGCCGCATTCGGCCCACAGGCCCTGTCGATGGTCAAGACGCTGGCCGGGGCGCTCGGCGTCGGGGCTGGGCTGGCCGGCGCCGTTTCGCTGGTCCGCAAGGAGTTCGAAGCGGTCATCGCCGCCCAGGACCGTGCCAAGCAGGCCACGCTGACGACCGCGCAGGCGGAAATCAACGCGCTGCGCAACCTGGGCGCGGCGACGCCCGAGGAGCGCGATGCGTTTCTTTCCGACGTCCGCAAGGTGTCGGCCGAGACGGGAGTGAGCGAAAAAGACCTCTTTCTGCGCAGTTCGGAGGCCATGTCGGCCAAGGGCAATCTTCCGGCGTCCGCCGTGATGGAGGCGGTCAAGCAATCGGCGGTCATCGCCCCGGACAGTGCCGACGAGGGCAAGGCCCTTGCCGGCGCCGCGTTGGACATCGGAAAAATTACCGGCGCGACGCCCAAAGAGGTTATCGGATTCATGCTCCGCATCGGCGAGCAGGCGCACGTGACCAGCACCGGGAAAATCGCGGAAAATCTCGCGCCGGCAATGAACGCGGCGATCGCCGCCGGGGCCAGCCCGCAGGTCGGCGGCGCGGCGTGGGCCGCGCTGACCCAGGGCATCAACGA